TTCGACGGCGCGGCCGAAATCCTGCGCACCTGGGGCTCGGGGCTGACGCCGGACCCCGACCTGACCGTGTCGCAATGGGCGGACAAGCATCGGATGTTGTCGGGACGGGCTTCGGCGGAACCCGGGCGCTATCGGACGGCGCGTACGCCTTACATGCGCGAGATCATGGACCGGCTGTCGCCGGGCGATCCCACGCAGCGGATCGTGTTCATGAAGGCGGCACAGGTCGGCGCGACCGAGGCAGGCAAAAACTGGATCGGCTTTGCCATCCACCAGGCGCCGGGTCCGATGCTTGCGGTCCAGCCGACGGTGGAACTGGCCAAGCGCAACTCGCGGCAGCGGATCGATCCGCTGATCGACGAAAGCCCCGACCTGCGGGAGCGAGTCAAACCGGCGCGATCCCGTGATGCGGGCAACACGATGCTGTCCAAGGAATTCGCGGGCGGCATCCTGATCATGACGGGCGCCAACTCGGCGGTCGGCCTGCGGTCCACCCCGGCGCGGTACATCTTCCTCGACGAGGTCGACGCCTATCCGGCCTCGGCCGACGAGGAAGGCGACCCTGTCACGCTGGCGGAAGCGCGGTCGCTGACCTTCGCGCACCGGCGCAAGGTGCTGCTGGTCTCGACGCCCACCATCCGGGGGCTGAGCCGGATCGAGCGCGAGTACGAGGCCAGCGACCAGCGCCGGTATTTCGTGCCGTGCCCGCATTGCGGCGCGATGCAATGGCTGAAGTTCGACCGGCTGCGCTGGCAGAAAGGCCGCCCGGAGACGGCCGAGTATCACTGCGAGGGCTGCGAGACGCCCATCGCGGAACACCACAAAACGGCAATGCTGGAGGGCGGCGAATGGCGGGCGACGGCTGTTGCCGCCGATCCGACCACGGTCGGGTACCATCTCTCGGCGCTTTATTCACCGATCGGCTGGCTGAGTTGGGAGCGGATCGTGCGGTCATGGGAATCGGCCCAAGGGTCGGACGAGGCGATCAAGGCGTTTCGCAACACAATCCTTGGCGAAACCTGGGTCGAGACCGGCGAAGCCCCGGATTGGCAAAGGCTCTACGACCGGCGCGAGCGCTGGACATCCGGCACCGTGCCAGCGGGCGGGTTGTTCCTGACCGCCGGTGCCGACGTGCAGAAGGACCGGATTGAGGTCGACGTCTGGGCTTGGGGTCGGGGTCTGGAAAGCTGGCTGGTCGAACACGTGGTGATCGAGGGCGGGCCGGACCGGCATGATGCTTGGTCTGAACTGACCGCGCTACTCGACCGGTCATGGCCACACGAACGCGGGGCGCATCTCAGGATCGCGCGGCTGGCCATCGACACCGGCTACGAGGCCCCGGCGGTCTATTCCTGGTCGCGGGCGCAAGGCTTCGCGCAGGTGTCGCCGGTCAAAGGCGTCGAGGGTTTCAACCGTTCGAGCCCCGTTTCGGGGCCGACATTCGTCGATGCGACCGAGGGCGGCAAGCGGTTGCGGCGCGGGGCTCGGCTCTGGACCGTGGCGGTCTCGACCTTCAAGGCCGAAACCTACCGCTTCCTGCGGCTGGAACGTCCGACCGAGGAAGACATGGCCGATGGGGCCGCGTTCCCGCCCGGCTCGGTGCACCTGCCGCATTGGGTCGAGAACGAATGGCTGAAGCAGTTCGTAGCCGAACAGCTGGTGACGGTGCGCACCAAGCGCGGCTTTGCCCGGCTGGAATGGCAGAAGCTGCGCGAGCGTAACGAGGGGTTGGATTGCCGGGTCTATGCCCGCGCTGCTGCCTGGATCGCGGGTGCGGATCGCTGGACCGACGAGAAATGGCGCGATCTCGAGGATCAACTCGGGGCCGCACCAACGACTGTGGATGCGGCGGGGCGGGTCAACCGGCCGCAAGCCGCACCCCAGGGAAAACGGCAGTCGGATTGGCTTGGCCGACGCGGAGGATGGTTCTGACATGGCAGATTGGACGGAAACCGAACTTGCGGCCCTCCGCCGGGCTTATGCCAGCGGCACGACCCGGGTCAGCTATGACGGCAAGTCGGTGGACTATGGCTCGGCCGAGGATCTGCTGGGCCGCATCCGGACCATCGAACGCGCCATCGCCGGTACGGCGCGGCCGCTGCCGGTGGCCGGGCTCGCGGGCTTCTCGCGCGGGGATCGCTGATGTCCGCGACCTGGTTCGATCACGCTATCGCCACGGTGGCGCCCCGCATGGCCGCGCGCCGAGTCATGGCGCGTCAGGCCTTCGAGACGCTGGCGCGAGGCTATGACGGCGCTGCACGCGGGCGGCGGACCGAGGGCTGGCGCGCACCGGGATCCTCGGCCGACACCGAGATCGGCGTGGCCGGGGCGCTCTTGCGCGACCGGATGCGCGATCTCGTGCGCAACAACCCGCATGCGGCCAAGGCCGTGGCGGTGCTGGTCAACAACATCATCGGCGCTGGCATCATGCCCCGCGCCGCCAGCGGCGACGACACGCTCGACCGGAAGGTCGACGCGCTCTTCGAACGCTGGACGGAGGATTGCGATGCTGTTGGCCAACTCGACTTCTACGGCCTGCAGACGCTGATCTGCCGCGAAATGGTCGAGGCGGGCGAGGTGCTGGTGCGCCGCAGGCTGCGGCGGGCCAGCGATGGCTTGGCCGTGCCGCTGCAATTGCAGGTGCTTGAGGCTGACTTCCTTGATGCCAGCAAGCGCGGCGATGCCAGTTCTGCCCGCATCGTGCAGGGCATCGAGTTCGACCCGGTCGGCAAGCGTCGCGCCTACTGGCTTTACACCGATCATCCCGGCGATGCCCAAGCCAGCCTGCGGGGTGGGGCGGCCAGCCGTCCGGTCCCAGCGACTGAGATCGCTCATGTCTACGAAAAACAGCGCACGCAAGTCCGGGGCGTTCCCTGGGGCGCGCCGGTGATCCGCAGCTTGCGCGATCTCGACGACTACGAGGTCGCCGAACTGGTCCGCAAGAAAACCGAGGCCTGCGTCACCGCCATCGTTTTCGGCGACGATGAATCCCAACAGGGCATCGCACCCACTGTGGTCGATGCCGACGGCAACCGGGTCGAGCAGTTCGAGCCGGGACTGATCGCCTATGCGCGCGGCGGCAAGGACATCCGCTTCAACCAGCCCGCAGCCACGGGCGGCTATGGCGAATACAAGCGCGCCAGCCTGCACACGATCTCGGCCGGGTTCCGGGTGCCTTACGAATTGCTGACCGGCGATCTCAGCCAGGTCAACTATTCCTCGATCCGGGCGGGGCTCGTCGAGTTCCGCCGCATGATCGACGCGGTGCAGTGGCAGCTCTTCATTCCGATGCTCTGCGCCCAGGTCTGGCGCTGGTTCACCGAGGCTGCATGGGCGGCGGGGCAGATCCCGTCGCCGACCGTGCCGGTCGAGTGGTCGCCGCCGAAGTTCGAGGCGGTCGATCCGCAGAAGGACGCGATGGCGAACCTGCTGTCGATCCGCTCCGGCACCATGACGCTGGCCGAAGTGATCGCGCGGCAAGGCCGGAACCCCGACGCCGTGCTGGCCGAGATCGCCGCGACCAATGCAAAGCTCGACGCGCTGGGGCTGGTGCTCGACAGCGATCCGCGACGGGTCACGAAAACCGGCAGCGCGCAGATCGGCGATCCGGCGACCGATACCGCCGCTGACGACCCCTCCGCCGAAGCGGAAACCGACCCGGCGCAGGCCGACCAACAGGACTGACCCCATGGATACGATGATCGAACTGCCGGCCATGCGCCGGTCGGCGGAGCTTGCGCCGAACACGGCCGATGCCGACAGCCGCACCGTCGAGGTGGTCTGGTCGGCCGGGGCCCGCGTCCGCCGCGCCACCTTCTTCGGCGAACCTTATGACGAGGAACTCAGCCTCGATCCCGCCCATGTGCGGCTGGAACGGCTGAACGCGGGCGCGCCCTTCCTGAAAGTGCATGAGTTGGGGGCGCTGGACGCCGTCATCGGCTCTGTGGTCCCCGGCTCTGCCCGCCTTGAAAACGGCCGGGGCATCGCACTGGTCCGGATCAGCGAACGCGACGATGTCGAGCCGATCTGGCGCGACATTCAGGCCGGGCACATCCGGGCGGTGTCCATCGGCTACCAGGTGCACCGCTTCGAGGTCTCCAAACCCGATGGCGGCCGCGAGCTTTGGCGCGCGGTCGACTGGACGCCCTTCGAGGTTTCCGCCGTGCCGGTCGGGGCCGACCCCGCCGCCGGTTTCCGCGCCCAGCAATCCCTTCACGACTGCGTCCTTCATCGCCGGGACGCTTCCACCCCACGACAAGGAGCATCCCCGATGACCGACCCGACCCAGACCCCGGCCGCAGTGGCCGCCGAACCCCATGCGACCGAGGAGACCCAGATGACCACCCTCACCAATCCCGCGGCCGAACCGCAGGCCCGCACCGGCGAGACGCGCGCGCTGCCGCAGGCCGCCCCGGCGACCCCGCCCGACACCGAAGCCATCGCCACCCGGGCGCGCGAGGGTGAACGCGACCGCGTCTCCACCATCTACGATCTGGCGGGTCGCCTGAACCTCGAGCGCGGCTTTGCCGAGGATCTGGTCAGGCGCGGTGTCACTGTCGATGAATCCCGCCGCCTGATCCTCAACCAGGTTGCCGCCAGGTCGGATGAGACCCGCACCTTCCCGCATGTCTCGATCCCGCTTGGCGGCCGCGACGAACGCGTGACCCGCCGCGACGCCGTGGCCAATGCGCTGCTGCACCGCTACAGCCCGACGCTCTTCCCGCTCGAGGACGCCGCGCGCCAGTACCGGGGCATGACACTCTTGGAGTTGGCCCGCGAAAGCCTCGGCAATGCCGGGGTCAACACGCGCGGTCTGTCGCGCGACGAGGTGGCGACGCGCTCGCTGCATTCCACCTCAGACTTCCCCGAAATCCTCTCCGCCGTCACCAACAAGACGCTGCGGCAGGCCTACGACGCCTATCCCCGCACCTTCATGCTGTTCTGCCGCCAGGTGCTGGCCACCGACTTCAAGGCGATGAACCGGGTGCAACTCGGCGAGGCCCCGCAACTGCTGGAAGTGGGCGAAAGCGGCGAGTTCAAGCGCGGCACGCTCGGCGAGAGCAAGGAAAGCTACAAGGTCAAGACCTATGGGCGGGTGGTCGCAATCACGCGCCAGACGCTGATCAACGACGATCTGGATGCCTTCACCCGGATCCCGGCGATGTACGGCAACTCCATCGCCCAGCTGGAGTCGGACGTGGTCTGGGGCATCATCACCGCCAACCCGGCGATGGCGGACGGCAACGCGCTGTTCCACACGACGCACAAGAACCTCGCCGCTACTGGCGCTGCGCTGGATGTGGCGAGTGTCGGCGCGGCGCGGGCGGCGATGGCGCTGCAGACCGGCCTCGACAAGAAGACGGTGCTGAACATCCGGCCCGCCTTCCTGATCGTCCCCGCGGCGCTCGAACTGAAGGCCGAGCAGCTGGTGGCCCAGAACCTCGTCCCCGCCGACAGCGCCAAGGTGGTGCCGCAGTCGATCCGGACGCTCTCGCCCATCAGCGAGCCCCGGCTCGATGCGGCCAGCGCCACCGCCTGGTATCTGGCCGCGAGCCCGAACCAGATCGACACCATCGAGTACGCCTATCTCGAGGGCCAGCAGGGCGCCTACATCGAAACCCGCAACGGCTTTGACGTCGACGGGGTCGAGATCAAGTGCCGCCTCGACTTCGG